CTAGGGCAAGCAGGGACAGTTGGTTTAGTATCTATGTAATCGAACCGAGAGTGAACCTCCAGTATCTCACCCCTCAGAATTGCCTGTTTTATTAACACGTCATCCACAGAGAACCGGAACTCTACGCGCCCATCCTTGTGTTCCCTTCGTGTTGTCTTGTGAGTGAGCAGCTTATGAGAATTCTTTGATGAATCCCCCACCCTTACCTCAACTATACAGTTCTTATTGGCTCCCCAGTCCTTCGGTGACTTATATATGCAAGCCTGTACCTTGTTCCATATTGGGTATGATCTCATCTCTTTGAACGCTCCTCCCATTTTTTCACTTCCTTCTCTGCTGCCTCATTAGCCACCTTAAGTCTATGGTTCTCCTCCTTTAACTCAAACACCCTAGATTGCAGCCCCCTTATGACAATGGTCAGTGAATCTACCTCCTTCTCTACCTTGTACCTCATGCTCTTAGTGTAGAACCACAAGTCTTTCACCTCGTCCTCTATGTCCTTCCACGTTACATTTTCATCTAGGTTTCCACCGTGTTCGGCCTGTCCCTTGTCGTATTTCTCCATGAATGATTCCGGCATCTCAGCTACCGCATCATCCCTTATCTGTTCCGATGTTCTTTTTCTTACCATAGTTTATTCCTCCGTTTTTCCTTGTTTGTGATCGACAACAGATTTTGTCACCCATTGCTGATCGTTAAAATATCCCCCGCCGAATTAGAATACCCGCTGCTTATGTTTTGAAAGGAGGTTGCGGGCTTCGACGGAGGTGTAAGATTTGTTTAACTTATTCACAGGTTGTACCGTCTAACAAGTATGTTGTATGAACTTATTAACTGGATGGGTTTGGGCATGGCCGTGTTAGACACTCTGTGTAAAGTTGCTATCGCTGCCTCCTTGGGTGTTGTTGCTTGGAAGTTAAAGAAATCCCGATGAACCTAAAGGATAGCTGCGAGTATGCCCTATCTGTGCTTATAGGTATAGCGGTATGGATCATCTTCCTCTGCTTCTTAATCCTTGTGAGTGTATAGTATATAATCTATTCTATTCTACTCTATTCTATTCTATTCTATTCTCTCGTGAGTATTGTGGAGATGTTGGGAGAAAGCTGGAGAGTTTGTATTGAGAAACAGGTTATACGGTATCATCATACCCCGCAATAAAGGTTTGCCCCTTTGATATTTCCTCCGCATCTGGGTCATCAACATCATCAACTGGCTCAATATCTAGCAGGGTGGACATCATTTCCTCCAGTCTATCCAGCCTCCTATCCTGCTTTTTTATCATATCTGCCAGCCTTCTCCACTCCAGCACATTCATACGCATACCTCTGGTGTATTGTAGATTTAGCTGTATGAGTGAATGATCCTCCCTCTTTAGAATTTGAACCTCCTCTTCCACTTCCCTGACCCGCTTGGCCAGCCTCCAGTCCCTCTCAGGTAGATCAGTTTCGGGCATTGCTAGTCCTTTCTATCTCATCTATATGCTCTTCTATTACCTCCTCCAGCATTTCCCTCCAATCGTCCTTGAATAGTGCGTGTAAACCAGAGGCAAGGAAGATCATTGAAGTCTTAAGGTAAACCTCTGGCGGTATCTTCATGGCCCTAGCCTTAGTCGATGATTCACTTATCAGCTTGACGCAGACCAGTATTTGAGTCTCCTCTTTATTAGTTTCTGGCATTTGCTTCCTCCTTTGTGTTAATGGATTCAATTTCTAGGTGGCTTAATAGTTCTATCCTCCACTTTTCTCCATGTTGTTCCTTAAGGGATGTAGATAGAAGCATTATCAGCACTGACTGCACACATTCCGGCGGTATGCCCTCGTCCTCTATTGCTTCCTTCATGGCTCCGAGCATTATTTCTGTGGCCTGTATCCATTTCTGAGTGTGATCGTCATAGTCCTGACTGTTCAATAAGTCTCCAAGCTTCATACTATCACCTCCAGTAGTCTTAAGATTAACGCTGCTACCACGACCAGAAAACCTATTGCAGATATTATTCCAGTCACCATTTCAGTTGTTTTTATTGGTTTCATTCTCTATTTCCTCCCATTCTTCTTTAGTTTTATAGTGTTGTGGGTATAGCTGTTCCCACGTCTTTAGTTTGGTTCTCTTGAGATAAATTTTGCCCACAGAGTCAGCAGAGACGAAGTAGTTCTTGCCGTCACTGAGCTTCCTCACCCCAATTAGTTTATGTTTTTGGTTTATCATTCCGCTCCTTGATTTAATTTGAACACTAGAAAAGGGGAGCAGCCAAGATTTCTCTCAGCCACTCCCCGTCTATCACTCCGTTAGCTAGGGCGTAGTTCCCTAACCGGCACGTTACCCCGTTACAACCATTTTACTGGCTGCGTACCTACTCGGCGGATCGCCATTACTGACGCCGCTGTTGTACGGATACAGGTAGGTATTTATCTGCACCCGCTATCATGACTTAACCAGCACGTAGAATTTACTGATTATCTTGCTGTTCCCCTAGCTCACCACGCGATTGTGCATTGGCGACTAGATTCTCCAGCTCTTCTGCTGTGAACTCGTAGCCCTTGATCGTAGTCTTCTTCTTACCCTTGGTGGGCTTCTGAAGTGTACGAGTCATGGACTTCTTGTTCTTCTTGAGCGTTACGGTACGTCCACCTTCTGCGACGAACTTCCTCTGCTCAACATCATACTGAGGCTCCAAGTTCAACATCCCATTGGCATGGATCACGAAGTTATAGCAATTTGTCATATCCTTGGCGGAAAATAACGTCTTGCCGTCCTTGCTCCATTCCATTTTATTCTCTGTCTCACTTGTCTTAGAGTTCCAGACAATAATGGGCTTGCCGTCTGAGTCCTTAGCTTCACGCCAGACAGAGACATTGCCGTCCTTGTCCTTGGTGATCTTGCGGTGTTCCAAGTCTATTGCCTTAGCGGCTCTCTTCAAGCCCTTCGGATCAAATGACCCAATATTTAAGGCCTCGACCTGTGCACCCGTAGGATTCAGAATCCAGCCAGCATTATTTGATTCCATCAGCTTTTCATCAACGGGCGTGCCGTCATATGCGAACCTGATAACTTCCTGCATTACGGCGTGGATGTTGTCGGTATCAAATAATTGATCCAACTGATCCGGCTTTAATGCAGCGAGCGATCCAGTCCACGTTGAACCCGACCACTCGTCATTGCTGTCCTTCTTGACTTCCTCATATAGACCAACAGTTTTCACTGGTTCTACATCTACACTAGGGGTTTCATTTACTTTGGTATCCATTTTATGTACCCTCTACTTGCTATGTTTCCACGCTATCCAGCGCAGCTTTGCCATAGGGCTTGAGTTATTCTTACCCTTCAACTGGCAAATTGTTTTGTGACCGTTGGCCACCCACTAGAACCACCATGAGCGGATTGATTAGACTAATTTACTGCTTAACACTTGATCCGTTGTCATTCTGTTTAGGAATTCCTCCGAATACTCCTGAGGTGTGCCGAACTTAACATGGAACCGAGTCACTTCCTTTTTGCGCTCATTCCATGCCGCCAGCTTTGCCTCATTCTCAGCCTTGGTGGCCGCTTCCTTTTCGAGCCGTTCCTGTAACTTCTCTAAGGCTGTCGCTAATCTAATAGCTTGCGCCTTGGTTACGTCGCCAGTGACTTCCATCGCGAGCAGTAACCCAGAATCGTAATCATCTGAGTTCCTGATCTTCTCGCAAACGACCGTCACTTGCGGCCCTGTCAACTTGTCTTGGCTAACTGTTTCCGTTTCAGTGGTTTCTACTTTTTCTTCGAATGTGAATAGTTCCGTCATGATATTTTACCTTTTGGTTGTGCTCATGATGGCTCTAGTGGATGGCCTCGGCAGTATCGGCAAACGGGCTTGCGCCCTAGGTTTATTGATTCACCCTTGCCAACTGCCTAAGCCGAACGCTATTACGCGCCCACCTGCTAACAGGCAATCCGGTTTCATAACAAGATTTTTCACGGAAACCTACGTGCTGCCACGCTTCAGTATGGTCATTGATTCGACCCGCAATGCGTGGAGGCTGCTTTCGCCCCGCCCGATTGGTTAACCGGACTGTGCCGAGGGAAAACGATTGACTCGCTCTCTGTCCTCACCTATAAATACGAACGGGGAAAAAATAAGAAAATAATCTGAAGTTATGCCGAAAATCACACAACCCACCAAGCTCCCACCGCTTCCCGCCGAAAAGATCGAAGCCCTCACCGATGCGATCCGAGATGGCCTGAGTTTAGTATCCGCCTCGAAGTTCGTGGAGTTGTCACTGCCTCAGGTCGAGAAATGGGTGCGTATGTATCCCGCGTTGAAAATAGCTTTGGACAAGGCAAGTGCAGATCACGAACACCGACTACTTCAGATCGCCACCGACAATGCAGCCCGTGATGGCAAGCTCGCAATCGCAATCCTTGAACGGCGACACGCTCAATGGAATAAAACTGAACGGCAGGAGATCAAACAAACCCAAACGGGCACGGTATCACCTGAATTGCTCAGAGCATTGGCATCGGCCCCAGAGAAAATCAAAGAGACCACCCCTACCCACCCCACCCCCAAACGTCTATAGTATATATATACCCCCCTCACAAAATCGGAGCATGAAAAAATCGGGTCTCAAGTTAAATAAACCCCTTAAATCCGCTAAAGTATCCAAGAAATCTGCGGAAACAATACGGTCTAGCGTCACTAAGAAGGGCGATAAGAAGCTATCCAAGGCGGCTTTGGTACAGAGAGCTGCCTATTTGGAGAACTTTCCTGAGCTATTCTTAGGTATGAAGCCGTATGAGTGGCAAATTCGCGTTCTAAGGGACTTAAATTTCAAGGAGAGCAAAGTGGCCATGAAGGCTGCGAACGGCTCAGGGAAGACGGCTGTGGTCGCAGCAGCGGCTATCCTGTGGCATATGATGAGATTCCCTCAGAGCTTGACGATTACGACTGCTGGGGTGTGGCGTCAGGTGGAGGATCAGCTATGGCCTTCGCTAAGGAAGTATGTAGCTATGTTAGGTGACGGGTGGAGGATCACTAGCAATGAGTTGGAGCACGCTAACGGGTCTAGGGCGATTGGTTTTAGTACGAATGATGCAGGTAAGTTCGAGGGTTGGCATAGGCAGGGGCCGACAGATAACCTTTTGATGGTGGTTGATGAGGCTAAGACGGTTCCGGACACGATCTATGAGGCTATTGCGCGGTGTCAGCCTAGTAGGTTACTGGTTATGTCAAGTCCCGGTGGCCCTCAAGGTGCTTTTTACAGGGCGTTTACCAAGGAGGCGAGTTTCTGGGACACCCATAGTGTTACGGCGTTTGATTGCCCACACATACCTAAGGACTGGATTGATGAGCAGACGGAGAAGTGGGGCATAGAGCATCCCTTAGTGAGGTCGATGATTTACGGGGAGTTTATGGACTTAGGGTCAGAGAATATTGTGGTGCCTTATAACACATTACAGTATTGCTACGCCAATCCTCCGACGAAGCAGGGTGGCAGCAAGGTTGCGTTTTGCGACTTTGCGGCTGGCGGTGACGAGAATGTGCTTTGCGTGAGGGAGGGTAACGAGGTTCTGCCCATGAAGTGTTGGAAGGAGAGGAACACTATGGAGACGGTGGGTAGGTTTATTATGGAGTATCGTAAATACGGATTGGAAGCCGACCAGATATATGCTGATGCTGGGGGCTTGGGTATTCCGATGTGTGATGCCTTGATGGAATCCGGTTGGACGGTGCACAGGGTTAATAATGGAGCCAAGGCGTATGATTCCCGTCATTATGGCAACAGGGGTGCTGAGATGTGGTATGAGTCTGCGAGGATGATAGAGAAGGCTGAGATCAGGTTGCCGGAGGATGATATGCTTGTTGAGCAGCTTACGACCAGATTGGGTAAGACTAATAGCAGTGGTAAGCTAATGTTGGAGAGGAAGGAAGATATGAGGAAGCGCGGCATTAGTTCTCCTGACAGGGCTGACGCTTTGGTGGGATGTTTGGCTTGTGGTGGTATTAACAACTTGGCGGTACGTCGCGGTAGGAAGAGCCTGTTTGATCTGATATGGCCGGAGAATGAGGATGCCTACACCTCGGAGTATGGGGTTGGAGGCATGGAGGCTGGATAATGGCGATACGAACACACGACTTCAGCACTGGAAAGTTTAAGATACTGATTGAGGATATTGACGGGCTTTGCTGTGATTCTGATAATCCTTCGGAGGAAGACGAGAAGTCGATAACAATAAGCCCTAAGATAAAGGGAAGGTACAGGATGGAGGTTATTATCCATGAATGCCTTCACGCTGAGTACCCAAGCATTAAGGAATCAAGCGAAGAGGAGTGGGTTGACATCTCAGCATCAAATATCTCAAAGCTCCTTTGGCGTATGGGGTATAGAGGATAATCTAATCTAATCTAGTCTATTCTATTATACTCTACTCTGGTGTGAGTATCTTGGAGGAAAATGGAGACTTCGGAGAATGAATTTTATGTTTGAGTGATGAACAGCTAATTAACGATACTCGGTGGGTACGGGCGCGTATGGTGTGCGGAGAGATTCCGTGACAACCCTACTCTCTGAAGGGTCTTGAAACAAAGCGTCCGTACATTGACTTATGGGGTGGATAGAAGGAATATTGGGAATGGCTGGTTCTGGGCTTGCTATTTGGCTTTGGTGGCTTAATAACAGAGCTGCGACTAAAAAGGAAAAGAAGGATCAAAATGCTGCTGAAGTTCACAGGCGCACTGCTGATATTATTGACGACGAGTTGCGGTAGCTTTAATCCCCTCCCTATAACGCGATTGCCGGAGGGGAATGTTAAAAGGTTAATGAAGTTACAGGAGTTTCAGGACATCAAAGATTCTGGGGCGAATGTTAAAAGGTGGGCCACTGAGGCTCTGCACACAATAAACGACTTGGAATTCCAACTAAGGATAGACGATGAGTGAGAGAACAGAATTACACGAAAAGATAATCAAGGACGTTCAGGACAGAACCCGATGGGAGCAACGTCAATCACTCTGGTATGAGATGCGCCATCAGGGGCTTAGGAGAAAGAACAAGCCGTGGAGCAATGCGAGCGATCTTCACTTCCCGCTGGCCGATGCCGTTATCGAGAGGCTTAAGCCGTTTTACTTTATGCAGGTGGTCGGGATGGATACCATTGCTTCCTTTGCTCCGATGAGGCAGCAGGACAACGGGCTTACTGTTACTGCCGAGCGTTGGTTTGACTACCAGATCAAGGAGAAGACCAACTTCCTCAACGAAGCCCTGACTTGGGTGGATCATTGCCTGATGAGTGGGCGTGCGGTGATGAAGGTTTTTTGGGACGCTGAGAAGAAGGCCGTCCAGTATGATTCGATTGATCCCCTCATGGTAGTGGTTCCGGATCGCACCAAGACTCTTCAGGACTCGGAACGGATCGTCCACATAATGCAGATGAGCCTAGACTCCTTTAGGGATAACCCAATGTATTCCGATGCGGATGCTGAGTTGCTACAGTCCAAGCGGGCAAAGGCGGGCAACAGCGAGGAGAGTGAGATAAATAAGTACAGGAGAGAGGGAATAACGTATCACTCCGACTTGGGCAAGGTTGTGATCTGGGAGGTCTACGAGAAGAAGGACGGTAAGGTTTCGGTTAAGTCTTTCTGCCCAGAGGTTCCCGATATGGATTTAAGGCCACCGATGGAGCTGGACTATAACCACGGCAACTACCCCTTTGTTGACTTCTCCTATGAGGTTAAGGATAAGGGTTGGTATTCTCCGAGGGGGGTGTGTGAAATCGTTGGCCCGTTCGAGGCTTCTATCTGTAAGATGTGGAATGACAAGCACGACGCGATGACTTTATTCAACAGGCCGATGTTCCAGACTGACAGGGATATACCGAACAGCAGCAACATCAGACTTTCCCCCGCACAGATATTGCCAGTCGGATTGGCTCCGGTTCAAATGCCAAGACCTCCGGTTAGCTGGGATGAGGAGATTCAGTCAACCAGATTGATAGCCGAGCAGAGAATTGGTATGCCGGACTTTGGTGTTCAGTCGATGAAGGATAGGGGCGACAGAAGGACAGCAACAGAGATCAATGCGATTAGTGGGCTGATGGCCGAATCGAATGACCTAAGAGCTAGGGTGTTCAGACTGTCTCTGGGTATGTTGTATAGGCAGTCGTGGGAGCTTTACCTTCAGTACAAGAAGTCGGATTTGGAGTATAGGTACAGGGAAGACACTGGTAGCCTGAAGCCGGACGCCTTTATGGGTGATTACGTGATAGAGCCGAAGGGTGGGCCGGACAGTCAGAACCGAATGCTAAAGCTGCAACAGGCAATGACCCGCAAGCAGTTGTTCGCAGGATCACCGTTTATCAATCAGGCAGAACTGGATCGCTCTATACTTGAGCTGGACGACCCAAGCTTGGTGCGAAGAATGTTCCTTGACCCACAGATGCGACAACAGCATGAGGCACTTGAAGAGGCCAACAACCTTTCGATCATTGAGACGGGTTTCCCAGTTCCGGTCAGAGGTAACGAGCAATTTGAGCTACGGATAAATGTGCTAATACAGTATTTGGATAATAAGATGAGTAGTGGCGAGGAAGTGTCAGAGCAAACCCAACAGCTAGTAATGATGCGCCTTGACGAATTGCTGAAAGCCTATGAACAGGTGGATGCAAATGCGGCAAAGCAACTGAGGAAACAACTCGGTGAATCAGCGCAGTCATTACTGGATGAGCGTCAAGGAGCCATTGGTGGTGAAGGGCAAGCTAACGCGGAGTCAGGAGTATTACCTCAAGAACAAGGCCAAAGTATCTAGGAAGAACAGAAAGTATTATGAAGAAAACAGAGAGAGGGTACGGAAGCAGCAGCGGGAATATTACCTGAAGAATAGGGAGCATCTTAAGGATGTTCGCAGGGAGCACTATCATGCCAACTGGAAAGAATGCCGCGAGCGACAGGCAAAATACTACAAAACGTACAGGGAAATACTGAATGCAAAGAGGCGAGAATATTTCAAGGGCAACTCCAGAGCCAGAATGGTTAAGAACCTTAGGAGCAGATTAAGCTCAATAATGAGAGGGAAGAGCAAGAACACGATGGACTTCATAGGATGCGACAAGGGACATCTAAACAGGCACATGGAGGTTCAGTTCAAGAAGGGCATGACTTGGCAGAATTATGGGAAGGTCTGGGTCGTGGATCACCATATCCCAATAAGCGCATTTGACTACGACAACCCCAAGGAAGTTGACGCTTGTTGGCACTTTAGTAATTTGAAGCCCATGTGGGTTAAAGAAAACATGAGTAAAGGAAATACAATATGCTTAGAAAGATAAAGGCCATGCTTCTGTTCGCTAAATCAGTCGAATGGGTGGATGAGCCGTCATGGGAGATAGATGATGCCAAGAGGTTTAGTCAGTTTTTGGCGTCTGATACTGGTATAAAGCTTAAGGGTACGTTGACGAACATGACCTTACGGATCAACTCGCGATGTATTCAGAGTAAAAAAGACCTTGCCTTTGAAGCGGGTTTTGCTAATGGTTTTAGAGGAGCTGTGTCAAGCCTAGAAGGTCTGGCCGACTCCGAACTTTACGGGAGTCAGGATGATGGCGAGCCTGATCTATCCGAACTTATTCGCCAATAACATTTACGTTTTTGTATCGGGGCGTGATTGAATAGTAGATACATACAGGGCAGCAGGTGTGCGGGTTGCCTTGATGAAATGCACTAAAGTAATGAGTGAAGAGAATGTTACGACATTGGAGCAGCTACAACAAATGGCTGCTGAACAGGACAAGTTGTCAGGGTACGATGAGGGGCAAAACCCAGCAGAAGTACCAGCAGCGGAAATCTTAAGCCGGAAGGAATCCCCGTCTGAGGCGGGTAAGAAGCAGGAAGAACCTCCAAAAGAGGAACCGAAAGCCGAACCAAAGGCAGAAGAAGCACCGCTGGAAGAACCTGTCCCTGATCTGGCCGCTGGGCCTCCTGAAGTCGAAAGCAGCTCTTCTGAAAGTGAAGCTACGGACAGCCGAATGGCAAAGTCTGAAGGGCGACTGAACGATTCTTGGAAGAAATTGAACGCCAAGAAGGGTGAGGTTGAGGAAATGAGGCGTGAAGTTGAGGAGCTGAGAGGCATCCTGAACGAAAAGGCCAAGCCTGAAGAGTTTGTTGATGAGGATGGAAGTACCGCAGCAGATTATGAAGCCGCAGCCAAGAGCTTTGAACTGGAAGGTGAGCACAAATTAGCTGAAGAGGCTATGAGGCAAGCTGAGTCAGTTAAGGAACAGGCTAGGGGGCAACAGGTGGCAAAGGTGGATGACTCATTCAAGCGAGAGTGGTCGGACAACTTTGACAGGGCCGCTGACTCTTATCCGGAGTTACGTGAGTCCGATTCTGTTTTCCGAAAAGCGGTTAATGGTTTGCTACAGGAACGTCCGGTTCTCGCGACATATTCTGGGGGCATCATTGACGCAGCCGATATAGTTGCAATGAAGATGTCATCCGAACAGTCCAATGAGCTTCGGGAACAGATTAGTGCGCTCAGTGATGAGAATGCTGGTCTAAAGTCTAAACTATCTATCGGTGGTTCAGACCCAACAGGTGCGCCACAAGCCCCGAAAGGGTTCGCAGACATGACTCCTGAGGAGCAGTTCGCCAACCTACAAAGAAGGGCTGCGGAGGTGGATGCTGCTGGGGGCTACTGATATACAAGTGCATATATTAAATTATGGCTACACTATCAACAACCAACCCCGCGTCGATTGCAGACGAGTATCAAACATACTTCAGTAAGCAGTTGTTAGATTACGCGGTACAGGGTTTACGAAAAGCTGAGTTTGGAAAGACCGCACCACTACCTAAGAATGCTGGTGCTCAAACTATCCGATTCTTCCGCTTTAATGAACCATCAGCAGCCAGCGTGGTAGACCTTACTGAAGGAACCGCGATGGCATCTAGCGCATATCGTGAGTTAACGCTTGCGTACGTCGAGGCGACTCTGAACCAAGTCGGTCAGGTAATCGCTGTAACGGACGTACTCAACGCTACCTCGTTACTAAACATCATGTCCCAAGCCATCAAAACAAATGGTGAGGACGCTGCGTTATACTGTGACAACCTCATCCGCAACGAGCTGGTTAATTCCGGTGACACGGACGAGAGTGACAGTCGCACCAAGAAGTATTCCGGTGGAGCAACCACGTTTGCCGAGCTGGATGCCTTGACGGATGCGAACGGTAAGATTGACGCAACCGACCTATTGGACAGTGTTACCCAGTTGAAGATTAACCGTGCTCCCCAAATTGCTGGGCAGTATGTGATGATTGCTTCACCGCAGGTAACACGCGACCTAATGAACAACTCTGACTGGCTCGAAGCCCATAAGTACAGTGCTGTTCAAGGTTTGTTTAAGGGCGAAGTGGGATCGTTCCACGGTGTCAAGGTAATCGAGGACACAAATCCTTATATCGAGGGATCAGCCGCAGACAAGGGAACCTACAATGCTTCTGGCGATGTGTTCTCATCTATTGTCTTGGGTGGTGACGCCTTTGGTGTTCCGGCATTAGCTGGTGAATCACCGAAGTCTCCGTCGATAGTTATTACGGATACTCCCGATAAGAGCGATCCGCTTAACCAAACCACGACAATCGGCTGGAAAGCACACTACTGTGCCAAGGTGTTGAACGAAAACTGGTTCATCGTCTTGCGCTCAAAGTCTGCTTACTCGCACGGTGGATCGTAAGTCTAGTTATTAACAACTGGGGGAGCCTAAGAAACTCCCTCGGTCTTTAATTTTTATGCCGCTATACGTTTACGAGAACGACAAGGGGGAGAGAATAGAGGAGTTGAAGCTCCCCAAGGATAAGGATAAGTGCCCCAACGGATTCAAGAGGATTACCGCACCCCAACCAATTTCCCTAACAGGAGTAGCCTCCAACCCAGCCAGCATGAAGGAGGGGGTACTGAAGGGATACTACAAGCAGGAGTGTTCGGGCGGCAGCAGGTGGAAGTCTGAATTCAGCAAGAAACAAATTAAAAACGCATGGAGTAACTAATGCCTAGAGAAGATATTAACGATGTAGGGCGTCCCGTATCCAACACAACTTGGGACAACGATCTAATAGTCAGGAGGGGCGGCGGTGTAATGCTGGGACTTCTTGGGTCATCTAAAAACACAAGCGCACAATGGGTGATGGTATTCGATAGCAAGACTGCTGTTAGTAACGGCACTGCACCAGCGATACATCCAATATTCATTGCCGCAGAGGACAACTTTTATATGGAGATTCCGGTAAGGGGCATGAACTTCGAGAACGGGATTTATGTAGCAAACTCAACCACTGATACGACGCTTACCTTAGGGGCTTCTGACTGTTGGTTTACGGCGGTGATAATATGAGTCAAAGTAAATCAACAGGCGGTGGAGGCGGTACGTCAATATCTGGTACACCCGCTGACAATCAAGTCGCCGTCTGGACGGATGCCTCCACCATTGAAGGAACCAGCAGCCTCGTTTTTGATTCAACGGGACTCGGCATCGGAGTCACTGACCCTGACGAACAGCTTGAAGTTGCAGGAAGGATTCACATATCCAGTGAGGTTGCCGCGCCCTCTGCCCCTGCTGCTGGAAACGGTGGAATACTTTACACAAAAGCCGATGGGAAGCCTTACTGGATTTCAGATGATGTTGCAGAGACTGACCTAACATCTGGCGGTGGCGGCTCATCGCTGTGGTCGGTGGAAACTGATCCATCCTACGGGGATGATATTTACCGTACCGCAGGTTCAGGCAGAGTCGGCATAGGAATCTCAGATTTAAGCGGATTGTATAGCTTTGATATGCTGAATATTTATGGAGCCAGTGGTTGCTCTGTTAATATTGATAGCGGCTCTTCTGGTGGTGCTTCAGGTATCAACTTCAAGAATCAAGGGTCAACCGAATGGAAGATTTACAATGAAGGAACCGGAGCAAGCAGCAAGTTTTATATAACGTCTGACGACTCTGATGAGGTAGTTGCCATTAAGCAAGACGGCAAAGTCCGTATCGGGACGCATCAGTCACTGCCAACACGGGATTTAGAGGTAAGGACGGACGTGAACAACGAAACAGCTGCTCAGGTAACCAACGAATACGAGGGCACCAGTGCTTCAGCACAAGTTAGGGTTGCATCAGATACCGCACTCGGACTTATTTCTTGCCAGTCAGGTTCCTACAGCTCAACTGGCGTTTATCAAGCAGACGCACTTTCGGTTTTTGCTGCAAGCACAGCATCTGGAGGTTTGATTCTCGGCACTGAAGGCGACCACAATGTTTCGTTCTATCAGAATAATTCCCCCGCAATGACGCTCGACGGAACGGGACTCGGCATCGGGACGTCTGCGCCATCAGGCAGCCTTACCGTTGATGATATTACCATAGACGGATCAACTATTTCTGATGCTGGTGAGTTCACATTGGACGTTGGCGGAGACATCCTGCTGGATGCTGCTGGTGCGGATATACGCTTTATTTCTGACGGAGTCGATTATTGTAAATTTACAAAGGACGGCAACAACGCAGCAATCAAGGCTCAAGTTTCAGATGGCGACATCATCTTGCGAGGATCAGATGGTGGCTCGCAGATAGATGCGCTGACACTGGATATGTCTGAGGCAGGTAACGCTACCTTCAATGCTGATGTCTATGTGCCGTCCGGTTCAGTCGGCATCGGGACGTCTGCGCCGGGGTATCCGTTAGTTGTGGCAGGAGGCAGCAATTCAAGGCCAATTTCAATTCAGACAACAACTCACAACCTGAGCGAGTTTATTACCAGTAATGGTGGCGGGAAATGTATGACCGTCTACAGGAACTCTGCTGACGGCAACCACGGTTGGGGCGTAGGACGCCATGAGGATGGTGAGTTTATGATTGGCTATCACGCGACAACGGGTAGCCCCGACACGAAGAGATTTGAGATAGGCACATCCGGTGACATCAAGATGCACGGTGACACGATGGATGTTGAGTCTACCATAACATCCGAAAGCCAGAGTCTCTCCATCACTGAAAACGGAATGGATAAGTATGTGCGGGTGAATATAACCGGGACAGCAACTGCCTACTCACTAATGACCATACCGAGGCCGAGTGCCTGTCCGATTGGACGCCGCATCACATTTGATGTTAGGGAGACTGGGAGTGCTTATTTCTGGATAAAAACAGGAACCAACACCGATTATTTTATTTCAAATTACGATAGGTATCAGGGAACAGACAGTGGTGGCGTCTCCAACGCGTGGAATGTGTCCTGCTACGGATACCCATCCACTGACCAATATGGCGTACAGTTGCTGACCATCACTAACAACGGAACCGAGTGGGTACTGAATGACGGTGAGTATTACTCTGGAAACTCTGGATGGTATACCAGCAGCTACACCCCTTACTAAAATTTATGGACGCTAACACTAAAAACATTCTGCAAGGCAAAGACACTGACGACCTCACGCTGGATGAGTTGGCAGAGGCGGTAAAGTATCTGGCGAAGTTTCATAAGGTGTCCGTGGATGGACAAGCCTTCAATGATGGTGATGGAACTAACGCTGCCGAGTTGAGTGATGAAGACCTGCACTGGTGTTGCCGTCACCGCTCAACGAATCACCGTAAGGCAACTGATGAGCTACTGAAACGCCGCAGGGCAAAAAGAAACAACAACACATAACAATTTATGGCCAACACATATACAAAAGGAAATCTTACACCCCTCGTGCGGAGCTTGGAAGTCGGTGGTGAGATGAAGGATAACGTAATTACGCACCTCGTAGTTTCTTGTACCGCCAAAGCGGAGGACGGCTACTCATCTCATATCGACGCTAAAGTCGCGCTGATTGTTGACCCAGAGAACTTCATCGAGTTCAAGACACTCTGCGATGACCCTGACCAGAAGTGGCAGAATGAGATTGCTGATAAATGCATTGCCGAAAACAACTGGCATGAGGTTCTTGACAAGCAGATTGAGGCGAAGCGGTTACAACCGTTGCCGCGCTCATGGGTGTGGGAGGAGCCAACGCCGGAACCCAGTGAATAGTTTCAGGATGAGTAGGGTGGATGCAAATGATTGAGTATATTAAGCTATTCGGGGTTAATGGTTCAGTGTTGGCGGCAGTGTCCCTGTCGGACTTGGAGATGGTGTTAAAGGTTCTCCTTCTGCTGCTTACCTGCGTCTGGACTACCGTTAAAATAGCAAGGCTGTTGAAAGATGGAGATTAGGAGATATGCCTGAGAAGAGAAAATACACAGGAGAGACTAAGAAAAGTTATAACCGCAGGAAGGGTATGAAAGGTTCTGCGAGGAAGAGAGCAAACAAGAGAGCGAGGAAAAAATATGGACAAAACTAAAGACACAATACTGAACGGTGTCGTCAGGCACATTCTGACTGCCGCAGGTGGAGCATTGGTGACTAAGGGAGTTATCGGAGAAACTGAACTTGAGATGGCTGTCGGAGCCTTAATCACCATTGTTGGAGTGGTGTGGTCTGCGATTGCCAAAAAGAAAAAGGAATGACATATGCCTGATATTACTGCTGGATATACTTACACCGACACAAGCGGGGCAAACTATACTGTAAATCACAGCAACCTGAATTCCCTGATAGGCAGTGCCACTATTAACACTGGTGTCATAACCACAGCCAAGCTGGACGACGGGTCTGTTACAAATGCCAAGGTTGACGCCGCTGCTGGGATTACCTTCACTAAGCTGGCCTCCCTGACATCTGGCACTATTCTTCTCGGAAGCTCAGGTAATGTGGCGACCAGTACGGCGGTAAGTGGCGACGTTACCATTACCAACGCCGGAGTAGTAACTATTGCCAATGATGCGGTGACAACCGCCAAGGTTCTGGACGCAAACATTACCACAGCAAAGCTCGCTGATTCCACGGGTGCATCGGACGGTGTGACCGCAGCGAAACTCGCGACAGGTGCAGTGACTCCCGCCAAATTGGAAGCTGGTACGCAGGGTGATGTACTTTACTTCGGTTCAGGCGGAACTGCTGCACGACTTGGGGCAGGGGCGGATGGTCAATTCCTCCAGAGCGGAGGTGCGGGGGCAGACCCAAGCTGGGCATATAATCCAGTATTCGAGACTGAAACTTTCACAGCGGATGGGACATGGACTAAACCTGCCGGTGCAACTTGGGTTCAGGTGACCGTTGTGGGTGGCGGCGGTGCTGGCGGCACAGGTTCTACGAATAATCGTGGACAAGCTGGTGGGCACGGTGGTTACGGAGTTGACTGGGTGGACATTTCAGCAGAGTCAACCGTTACAGTGACGGTAGGTTCAGGCGGTGGCGTTGGTGTCGGAGAATCTGGGGGTCAATCTTCATTCGGCTCTTACGTTGTTTCAACCGGCGGCACTGAGGGAAGCGGTGACGCGCACGCTGACACTCACGCGTCCTCCCAAGCAGCGTGCGGCACAGTAACATTTAATGCGCGAGACACAGGCCTGAGCTTAAACAAGCAACCGCCTAATCCGGCTTCATACTATATACCAACTATAGCTTCAGTCGGCGCGAAGGGGGCAGGAGGAGTGGAGCAGTATGATAATGGAACCGCTCCCACCGCAGGAGCAGATGGATTTGTAACCGTGCGAGTTGTGGGATAGATATGACTAAAAACGAAATAGCTCAATTCGTAGCGGATAAGGTTCAGAAGTCAGATGAAGCCAGCCTCACCATGTTGAAGTCATTCATTGACCGAAGATACGACATGATATGGAACGCTGCACTCTGGAGGGAATCCCTTGCAACAGACTCGCAGGAAATATCCATTGATACTGAAACGGTGACATTGAACACGGTGCTGGACTTTCCTGTTGCCGCCGTTTGGGATGACAAGGAGATCATGCCCGTTGACTACTCTGCGGTGTTCCAGATAGACCCAACTCTGTTCGGAGACTCAGGAGAGGTTGCAAAGTTTATAATCCTGCCGAAGTTAGACGGTGATGCTAGGATTAAACTGCTCAGGAAGCCGTCTGTGGCGAAGACCATCCTGATTCTTGGGAAGCTAAAGATTGTTGCTCTGGGGGATACGGATTCTCCAAAGATAAACGGGATAGATAATGTCCTGCTAGGCATGGTAGAGGGAGATATGCTTGAACACATCCGGCAGTACCAGAAGGCGCAGCTTAAATTTACGGAGGCAATGAACCAACTCAACATAGCCAAGGACTTGGAGAAACATCAATCGGCTTCCAACTCCAGAATAATCCCCATAGTGGAGGCTCACTGGAACGCCGATAGCCTTATATAATGCCTGTTCACTACAACGATGGGCTGGACGATCAGCTCGCATATGACCTTACTGGCAGTTTTGTCGGCGGTCAGGTGAGTAGCGTTAGGTCTAATCTCCTCAAGGACTCCCAGTATTCAGAGTCTAAGAACATGGACATTGACAAGTTTGGCTCCATCATAACCAGAAGGGGCACGGAGATAGTGGGGGCAACAATTTCTGAGCAGATAGACGGGCTAACCTTTTTCGACAAACCAGCCACTGAGGAGTTGTTGGCCGTAGCAGACGGGACACTCTACAAGTCAACTGGAGGGAGCTGGTCAACCCTGTCCGGATACTCACCATCAGCGGGGAGCAATGTAGAATTCGCGCAGCTAGTTGATGTGGCTTACATGACTGATGATTCTGGCAACGTCCACTCGTATGACGGCACGACTGTATCAGATGAACTTCATACCTCGACTGATCCTCCGAGGGGCAAGTACCTCATCAACCACACTAACCGTCTCTTCATGGCCAACACTGAGAACTACGACGATGAACTTGCTGCCAGCGATCTACTGGACGGAGGGTCATGGCCAGCGGCTTTCAAGATAAGGATTGGTGGCGGTGAGGGCGATCCCATTACGGGCATTGCAAGCTGGTACAACTTTATCCTTCTAGTGTTCAAGACCCGCTCCATCCACATGGTCACAACCAACCCAGCAGAGGCGAGCGGCTCCAGTTGGAGGATCGACAAGATTGATGACTCAGTTGGGTGTGTGTCTCACAGGACTATTGCCCAAGCCGGAGCGGATGTTATCTTCCTAGCCAGAGATGGAGTAAGGACTATACGAACAATCCTAAGCGGGGCGCAATCATCCGTCTCAGAGCCAATCTCCTCCCCCATAGGTGACTTCATTGAGAGGGTGAACTGGGGGTACGCACACAAGTCTTGTGCAAAAGTCTGGAATAACAGGTACATACTATCAGTCCCTCTGGATTCCGCCACCACCCCGAATTACACATTTGTCTTTAACCTAATAACAAAGTCTTGGTCTGGGTACTGGACTGGATGGACTCCCATGATATACGGGGTTTCAACCTTCAGTGATTTTCCAAAGATGGTGTTCGGGGATAGCACTGGAAAGGTTCTTACTTGGCTGGATCATATTCCCGATGGCTCAGTTGTTCCGTCTACTTATCAGGACGATGGCGATGACTATGAATCCATGTTACTCAGCAGGGGTCATGTATTCGGAGACTATCTGTCGCCCAAGCTGGGGAATCATGCGGATATAGAGCTGGCAAGTAGCAACGTGGGGTGCGATTGCGCGGAGATATTTGTATCACTTGATGAGGCTGCTGGCATTCAGGATAAGCTACTTGCAAGCATGGTTAATACTCAGGCCGCTTTAGTTGAGTTGCCTGTAGACCTGCCATTCGACCTTCCAACGCTGGGGGCTTTTCAGAGAGCGTTCAACTTAACGACACTTGGGGAATTTTCGGAAGCACAGTTCAGAGTCAAGGCGTCTTCCGGTAGATTAACGGTCAGGTCTATTAAGGCGAGCGCATATATAAACACGATGGCCTTGGAGAAATGAACATTGACGACCAACGAAGATTTAGAATTCCTGATGTCATTGACTTCTGTAGGCGGAATGACTCCAGAGGGCTGTGTTTCGACGGATGGCCGGACAATATCTTGGAGATATACTTCAGGTTCCACCAACAAAATGGAAGTCTCTGTCTCGTCGAGGATGATGGTGTACTGGTCGGGATGGGAGTGGGATTCCAGTGCAATGAAGACGACTTGGATAGGCATTGGCTCCCCAGCAACCCCAGAGGCGACTCTTTCTACATCTCAGACGTCATATGCTCGACGAAGCGGGCGTTGGCAACGTGTATCGATGAACTTAAAGAAAGGACTCCCGGTTGGAGAGAGCTTAAGCTTTTCGGTTTGCGACATGGGAATAAGAAACAACTGAAACCAGAGGTATTGGAGAGAGTATTATGCACTTATCAGGGCCAGTAATTAAAGGCAGACAGTATCAGGAAAAGGTTCCGACAGCCAACATCCTGATGGAAGAGCGTGTGCCTCATGGCGTGTATGTGGGTGAGTCGTTTAACATTGACGGCAGATCGCTTGGCAAGTCGTTTGTATTCATTAGTGATTATGCTCCGGACATTGCTGAAGTCTACATTACCGGATACTGGAAGAACGACCTTTACGGGAAATTTATTAGCGTAGAGAATCTTGAGAAGTTGGACAGGGACGACCTTAGAAACATTTACGATAACGCAATGACATCATGGGAGGAACAGAATGCACCAGCACTGCCTTAGATTAGCACAGGAGATTACCAAAGCCTATCGGAACCACTGGTGGGCAGCACAGGACGCAGTATGCAAGGGCACTCCTCCTCCCCCGCCAGCACCCGACTACGCCGAAGCGAACAGGGAGGGCGTCATTGCAGACATAGAGAGTCTCCCAGCCAGAAAAGCTATAGAGGCAGCGGCCAAGATGGGCGGTCATGGTCAGGTGTCCATAGGCGACAGGAAGATTGATTACGATTTCAGGGGGATAAGCGACCTCGATCAGCAGGTTACGTCACTCGAAGGCCAGAGGAGAAGTGCTGAGTCTATGGCGCAGACGGCTTTGGATATACAGAAGAAGTACGGCACTGCATTCATGGACGAATCCCTTAAGCGCATTGAGGAGTCCGATCCGGTTGGATTCAAGGTCAGGAAGAGACTTGCCGAGGTGACACTGGCGGAACTTGAGAAGGGAACCTCACTGTCTGACGATGAGATCAGGTTCGCAGAGCAATCATTCAGGAGATCAACTGCTGCACGCGGAGGGGCGATGCTGGGTACTGCTCCAACTATGGATGAAGCTCTGGCTCAGTACGGTATGGGCAGGAGACTGCTCGGTGAGAGATTGAACATGGCTCGCTCTTATGTAGGTTTACCACAGACGGGACAGCTAGGTCAGGTTGCAGGGGCACAGCAGGGTGCGGCTCCGTTCATGCCACAGCAGATGTCCGGACTTGGGCTAAACGCTAACGCAGGGGCACAGGGAGCACAGTTTGCAACCAACGTATTTGGAACTCAGGGAAGTATGTATAGTGCACAGTTAGCCAATCGCAGCGATCCAATGGGAACCATACTCGGTGGTGTGGCGAAGTTGGGCACGATGGCCTTGGGACAGGGTATGGGGATACTGGCGAAGCCCTAACATTCAGACGCCGCACATAGGAGAACATAATTATGGGAGGATTTGAAAAAGGGTTTGCTCAGAACTTCGGGTCTACTACTGGCAGAAGTAGCGGCTATGGTGCGAAGATGACCGAGAAGGAGAAGGCCGAGTTAAAGGCTAGGAGGGATGCCGGTTTCTATGACGTAGAGACTGGGGATGAGAGAACGGAAAGAGAGGAGCTTGGGGAAGACCTTTCTACAGCATATGGCTACAAGAAGGGCAAGGCTGACAAGTTGGCTAGGGGAGAGCTGTACAAGGGGAAACCTCTTAAGGGGGCTTTTGTAGAGGAGGAAGGTAAGGCAGTAAAGTCTAGGGCTAGGAAGCTGAAGTGGGAGTCAGAGCAAACCAAGGCCAAGGCGCAGCAGGAGCAGGTTTTAGCCGAGAGTGATCGAGACATCCTAGAGGCGAAACAAAGCATCCCAGATTATAACAAGAGGGCATTGCAGCAGGGATTGAAGCAGCAAGAGGCTAAAACTAGGAATGAAACGGCTACGGCTGCAAAGTTGGAGGAGGAGGCGAAGGTATGGGCACAAGTTCAAGCACAGAATATAGCCAATGATGCTTCCAACAATGCCACCAACTTAATGAGAGCACAGGCAGAGGTGTCCGAAGCGCAACGCTTATTGAAGCAGACCAATTTCGATATAGACTCGGCAAAAAAGCAGACTGCGGCGTTGGAGAACATTCGCACACTGGAATCCAGCATTAAGAAGGAAATATTATTAGGCAAGCCAGAAGGGGTGTCCCATGACGAGTGGCTGTCCAATATGGCTCTAAAGATTGCTGATATACCGGCCAGCGGAGGAACTTTCAAGCAGACATCGGCACTAACTAATGCAAGAGGTTCGCTTAGTGCGTGGTTTAATGGTAAGGGCGGATTCGTGGAGACATACAAAAATTCCGAGAAGTACAAGGCGGAACTGCCATATAAGATGCAAAGAGCTATCGGGATGGCATCTATTGGGCAAACAGAGGAAAAGAAAGCCAAGTATAAACAGGCACAGGAGATGGGTCAGGGGGATGCGTTCTTAGCTATAGAATACATAATGGCCGATGCCTCTAAGAACAATGTCCCACTTAATGAAAAGATTCTTGAGGGCATTGCAGTTCACAGGAAGAGCATTACCAAGCCATTCCACACGACTTATGTTGACGGCAGAGAAGTCCCTATGACGAATGAAAAAACTGGTGCACTTGTGGTCAACTACGAACTCGATCCGACCATGACCATTAGGCAGTATGAAAGGCACAGAGAACTAGACCTTCTAAGGCAAAAAGATATTAAGGTGAGAGTTGAGAGCGGGCAGTATTATGTGCCACCCGTAGCAGCAAAGGGAGGAATCAATTTTGGTGAAGCAACTCCAGCCACCGAGGGGAAGTTGATTCCAAAGCAGACTACTACTGCCGAGGGAACCCAACACTCAGGATTAGCTCCCCTACTTACGCCACCGCGACCAGTCCACGATCCGGAAGTCATGCAGCACCTATTAGATTCAATCACTGGTGGCGCAGCTTATGATACCGCTGGCGAGCCGTCACTGCCGGGATGGGGGCCGGGGCCGTACACTGGACTTGGCAGGGCGATTGGACAAGGCCCGACACAGGCAGAGATAGGTGCAGCGTGGGATGCTAGAACTGCTGCTGGACTTGGAGCCGATGTCGAGGCGTTCAAGGAGCCAGTAGAATATGGTTTCGGTGAGCCAGAAGCACCAGTAGCACCCGTAGAACCAGTAGCACCCGCACCTGTAGCACCAGAACCTTTAGAGCCAACTGTAGAAGAGGCGAGGAAAAATCTCGAAAGGGTCGGAGCAGAACTGAAGGCAACTGGCTGGCGCGGGCCAATTATAGACCCCAATGGATTCAAGGAGGAGAGAATGGCGGTAGAGGAAGCTAGGGGCGCGATTGTCAGGGCTGAGAAGTTTGAGAAGGCTACGGCAGCAAAGAAAGAATCCGAGGCTAGTGTAGTTCATGCTCGTAAGGCATATTCCATGATGAGGGAAGGTGTGGACTATGCGCGTGATAAATCATCTGGAACTGTTTATATAGAGGGAGGTCTCACCCCGTCGATTAGGGAATCATTCCTGAGAAAGTACAAATATAATTCAACTCAAGACCGAGGAATTAACAGAGACCCGCAAAAATTGATAAACTCTAGGATTGGTAGCATCAAGAAGGATTTAAGCTCCTATAAGTCCCAACTGAAGATAATTGAGGACGAGCTTAAGCATGGCAGGTCTGTTGCTGTGGGTCGCAGCGGCAAAGGCAAGAGAGACAAAGCATTAAGAAGACTAACCATCCCTGAGAGAACTGCTTACATCAAGAGGAGAGATCAGCTTAAGTCTAAGATAACTGATGTAAGCGGAACTATTCCCGAAATGGAGGCTGACCGGACGATGCTGTCAACCGTTGGAAAGCTCAAGGGCAAGACTATCAGTGAGGAAGAAGCCCGTAAGCTCGGTATCATCAAGTAATGGAATATATTATAGATGAGTGGCGTAAGAAGTTCCCCGATCAGACAGAAGGAAGGACTGACAGGGAGGTTGCTCTTGGTATTCTAGCAGCTTACCCATCCTACGAAGCCCGATTTCCAGAGCTTGCCAAGCACAAGAGGGAGGCTGAGATTGAGGTTGACAGGTCAAAGGCTCCCGTAGACAGGCACACCGTAAGGGCGGTACAGGAAAAGGCTGCTACTGAAAGATCGTTTGGGAGCACATACCTCAAAGACCCGATAAGACGCGGCGTCCTACAGTCCAAGATGGCCAAAATCGTCATGGACACCCTAACTCCTGAGACTGAATTTGGGAGAGATGATGTAGCTGAGATAGCCCGTATCAGGAAGGAGATGCAGGAGCTTGAGACATCCGACCACTTCAAGGAGTTTCAGTCAGCTAACGGGTTCAGGGAAAGTTGGAGTGAATTCTGGGGCATAAAGGAAACTCCTGCGATCATCGGTGAGGTCACGGTAGAGTCAATGGCCGGACTGCTGCATCATGGCTGGGCTAAGATTACTGGAGGTGCTGCTGCTGGTGCTGGAACTGGTGCTGCTCTCGGTGCTGTCGGAGGCCCATTGGCAGGTGTCACAGCAGGTGGTGGTGCTCTATGGGGCGGTGCTGCCGGAATGGGCAAGACTTCCTACAACCTAAGTGCCGCTGGTAAGTTCATCGAGGTCTTGGAGAACACTGTTGGGCCGGAAGTGATGGGCAGTCCTAACCGTCTTTATGAGGCCATCAACGATCCTAAAACAATTAAGAAAGCTCGCTCTAGTGCTGTCAAGTATGGTCTGCCTGTTGGCGTCTTTGATGCTCTATCTGTTGGCTTGGCTGGTCGTGCTGCAACTACGGCCACGAAAATAGCTGCTGGTGCTGGGACAATGGCGAGGAGACTACCCGCGACGGGTCTGCTGAATCAGGCTGCTAAACAGGGATTGCTGGGTTCCGCGAAGGCCGCTCCTATGGTTGTCCCATTTGGATTTCAGGCGACTATGGGCATGGGTGGAGATGCTACAGGACAGCTTTTAGCGGATGGCAAGATAGATGACTGGAAGGGTGTATTCCTTGAGGGCATTGCTGAGTTGGGTATGGCTCCGTTCGAGATGACAGCCGCTCACCTTACTAGGGATATGTCTCCGGATCACGCCAAGGCACTCAATGACCGCATAGAAGTAGGATTCAAGAATAAGGTTCCAGCCGATGGTCAGAAGATGGATGTCGATCAACAGGTAGCTGAAAAGAGACTCACTCCGGAACAGGGCGAAGAGTACAAGCGGCGGATAGATGAATTTTACAAGTCGATGAACGACACTGGCAAGCGGCCTCAGAACGAGGAGGGGGCAAGCAAGCCGGACAAGGATAAGGCGTCTATACTCAAGGCTATAAACAGGGCCAATGAAGAAGCACTCAGCCCCGAAGCCCCCACCGCAGAAGGTCTAGCACAGAGGGGAACACAGAAGGGTGAGAGACAGGCTGGAGGCTTGCATATAGTTGGCGAGAATGACTACAGGATAAACACCTACCTAAGCAAAGAAACCGAAGAGGGGGCTAAGACGGAGATGCTTGGTAAGCCCTTAGGCGACGGCGGTGTTAGGGTCATAGAGGGAATTACTCCTGAGGAAACTGCAAGGCTTACAGATGAGGGCAATGTAATCAGGCCGCTGGACAGGGCAAAAGCACCCACACTGGCTGGCGAATTGCTCACCGATGCACAACTGGAGGAAATGGGAGAGAAGAAGGCTGGTGCGGGAGAGGCTCAGAATGCTGTCAATGTTCTCAAGGGCATAGGGATTGATGATGAGTGGTTCGGAACTATTCAGGGAATGGATAATTTACGGTATCTGAACACCGAGGGACTGAAGGAAAACATAACCGCCAACAAGATAGAGGAGATACTTGGTGTTGCCGAGGAGGAGTTTGCCGCACACGATGGTGGGAAAAGCGGCTCTGAGTCACTCATGGATGTGGTCAACAATCTTGATCTATCCGCAAAGGAAACCAGACTCATCAATGCGTTCGCCGTTACCCTTAGATCGGTTGAGCGGCGTCGTGCTGGGACAGTCGAAGAGGGTGGAGAAGCATTTGCCAAGAGGCCGGAGTCTCCATTGCAGGGCGATCTATTCGTGGAACCTAAGTCTGAAGAGGAACTGTACGCAACCTACCTAGAGAGCGTGGACAGGGTTAACGCCAAGATTGAAGCAGCATGGGACTCCAAGAGTGAGGCTGAACAGAAAGTAATCAGGGATGCAGACCCCGACAGATTTAAACCTAAAGAGCCAAAGACCCTTGAGGAGTGGAAGACTGGCGCGATGGTGGAGCCGGAATTTGATGTTGTCGGAGAAGCTAAAGGCAAAGCGGCTGAAGTTCCCAAGCATCTGGACTGGAGGAAAGGAAAGACTGGTATAGACCCCGAAGGTGACCGGATGGCCAAGGAGGCACTCACCAAGGAGCAGAGAAAAGTAATAACCAAAGAGCTGGAGAAGCTGACTGGAGTTGATTTTAGTGATGTTGAGGTGGCAGATAGTGCGTTAATGGAATTACTGGCAGCTCAGAAGGACAAGGCCGCTGGTGTCAAGCCTGTCTCTGGGCCTATATTCAGTGGCATACCGGAGGAGATTAGCACAGTTGAAGTTGCCGAGCAGGGGCCATCCGCAGTCCTTAGAAAACTTGAGGCTCAGAGGGCTAAACTGGAAGCAAGAAGGAAGGAGCTTGTCACTAAGAGGGTGAAGGGTTCCGAGGCTAAGGATACAAAGATTTTACAGGATAAGATAGGGGAACTTGATGAGGCAATAGCTGACTTGAGGGAAGAAGTCGGGATTGAGGGAGCACCCATTGACTACCAGCACCCTCTCTTTGACAATACCCTGACCGATGAGCTTTCAATGGATGACTACGGGATGTTTGCAGACCCAGAAGGTGTTGATGTCTACAACCAAGCCAAGGAGCGCAAGGAAGTAGTCAGCCCCATTGAATCGTGGAGGCGCATTGCTGCGAAACTGGGTGCTGCATTTATAGGGAGCCACCCTGCTGGCGGGACTAAGGCACTTGATACGGCATGGGAGGCGTTTCTGCACACCCTGAATGAAGCAAGAAAGAAAGCTGATCTTCACAGGGAGCACGGTAGAGACCCATCAGGGCCGGACTTTGTATCGGTAGTAGGTAAGTTTGCCGGAAAAGCTATCCTAAGGAATAAGTTCTACGACATTATGCGCCGTTCGCAGAAGGAGTCGGAAATACTTGAGTCACAGAAAGACCCCTCCATAAAGTCGAAGCTGAGAGGCGGTGGGTGGAGGTTCAGGCACAGCGTAGAGACATCTGAGCCGGGGGAAATGGCCATGACCGATGTTCAGATTGATGATGCGGTTGAGGTCATTAACAAGGAGACCCTAGATGTTGTGTCTGAAGCGGTTGATAATCTTTACGCCCAAGCCATTGACTCATCCCGTGATACACCATCATCCATTGCGGAGAGGGAAGACCTCAAAGTAAAGGTAAGGAAATTTATAGAACGATTCACTAGGGCACTTTACACAAGGATGATAGGCACTGAGAACGTGGACGTTACCCCTGAGATGGTGGGCACGAAGAGCGAGCTAACTAGGCGGATAATAACTGACATAATCATACCTGAATGGTCTCATGCTCTTGAGGCGGGAACGATTAAAAGGAAATACGAACCTCAGTGGAGGAACACTCTAAGGAAGACAAAGAAGCAGATAGAGAAGATAACCAAGAAGCTTGACAGGATAAACGGCACTAAGTACAGCCAGATCATATCCCGCATTGAGGCGACCCACTCACAAATAGAGGCTTCAAAACTTTTTACACCTGAGGCTCTTGCAGGGGAAGCCAGATTGGATGTCGAGGCTGGGGTGGAGCCGATGACCGCGAAGACAAAGATCATCCACAGTTCCCTTCTCGAAGCCCACAAGGAGATGCTGATAGCTGAAGGGGTATTCCCCAAGGACGTAGATCAGGTTGTTGAGTTGCCTACGGGAAGAACAAGGCCAAAGCCGGAGAGTGTAAAACTTCACAGAGAGGTTAATGAAAAGTTGTGGGAGGCCAGAAAGAGGAGGCAGGGAGCAATGGATGCGGATGAGAAGGATGCCGCAGACAGGGATGTTGCAGGATTGATTAAGCAGTTATCAGCACTTGAGGAGCCTGTAGTGGAGAGAGCTAACCTCAAGGAGCTAATCAGTATTTTAACGGCGAAGAAAAAGGTACACGAAAAAACTGTAAGCAAGCTTCAACTCAAGCTGGACACTATGGCTGCTGCTCAGAGCGGTGAGTTGCGTAACTTCAGGATGAGGGAGACAATACAGGAAATCCGCAAGTTATATGCAGAGGTAAGCGAGGGCAAGCAGTTCCCACTCAACCCAGATGTAGACGGATGGACTTACAGCTCAAATGAAGAAAAGGGCGGCGTCTACAAGATGCAGAAGGAGTTCGTTGGCAGTAAGAAGTTTACTTCAAAGTTGATGCGCGACACAATATCTGCTTTCAATGAAACCCTAACGATGAACAGGGAAGGCTTCTCGACTAGGGAGGAATTTGCTGAAGCGGCACAACAAGCAGGAGTATTTGCCCAAGCACCTGAGCAGGAGACTCAACTCACAGACCTTACAGAGCCGTTGATGTCCCACAAGCAGGGCAACATGGGTCTCTACGAGGCATTCGACAGGCTTTACTCAGACCTTAACCCCTCAGAGAAGAGATGGGCAGATAGGTTCCGCCCCTTAATGGAGCTATCCGACAGAACAGACACTCAGGTTTTCCTAGCCCAGTTATCCGAGGATGGCCCAAGGTTAGCACCGAGAGGGTTCTACGACTATGTTAATAACCAGATCATAGTTGACCCAACGGCAATGGGCGGGAACAACTTCTTGGCATTTAAGGTCTTGCTTGAGGAACATCTTCACGCTCTTACATCGGATAAGCTAGTGCGCGATACTAGGTTCAACGATGAGGTTACTCGCATAAGGAACAGGGCATTGAGGGCATTCAGAAAACGGGGTGACGCCTTCAAGTTTATCGACCCGTACTTCCTGTCAAACAATCACGAGTTCATGGCCCACTCCATGTTCAACGACGAGGCCAGATCATTCCTGAACAGCATCAAGGGAACCAAGGGTAAGCAGGTAACATCAGGCTGGACGGGATTGCTTGCTGAAATATATGAGGCTATTAGAAGGGCTATCGGACTCAAGGCTGCTGACGGTTCACTGCTGGAAGAGATTCTGACGTTCAACGCTTGGGCAATAGACGAGAAGACTAGGGGTGGATATGACCTGACCCATGTGACTTACAGAGGGAAGCGCGGCACTAAGAAGATAACCATAAGGCAGATGCCAGACGTACTTGAATACACTGAGAACATCCTGATGAAGCCGAGCGAGGTCTTTGAGTTTGATGAGACTACGCGGGTTAACATTGACGGCTCGGTTATGACTGATGAGGAGCGGTCTGATTGGTTTGACGGGTTGAGGGAAGACATCATGGGGCCGGAAAGAAGAGGTATGCTGGGGCACATTCCTGAACTTGAAAAAGCCAAAAATTCCCGCGAAGCATTGGAGATCATCATAGATAAAGGTTCTGAGGAAGTGGTGGCGTTGGCCAAGAAACTGCTTAGGAGCACTAGACTGGACAGCAAAAGTCCTATCCCCATACGTCACAGGAAGTCAGACGATAGTAGGAGAAAGAAACACCTTGGCTTCTACAGACTTTCGGATGATTTCATTCACATCACATCTCGCCATCAGGCATCAACGGACGCCTCTATATACCTTCACGAAATAGCTCATGGAACTACGGCCCGCGCCATCGACAAAGTTAAAACCGACTCACCAGCATTCTGGGCACATGAGCGGAGCGATGATCTCAGTATGAACGAGCTGTTTGTACGCATGGCGAAGAAAACCAAACTAACCACAGCAGAGCAAGCGGTAGCAAACATCGAATACCTTAGGAGGGCCGTCATAAACAGCATCAGGGATCGCCCTCCGGAGCAGCAACCGTCGGGACTTGTGTACCTTACAGAGAGTCTTGTGAATGCTGACCCTGCGGGATTGGGGTATGGGCTAACGAGCATTGACGAATTCATTGCCGAGGCATTCTCCAATCCTGAATTCAGAGAGATACTTGATTCCACATTGGTAAGCTCCCTTAGACCACTGCCTAATGAGGAGGCAAAGATGCTGCCATATGGAGAGCAAAGCGTATGGGAGGCACTCCTTAAGTTGGTGGCAGACATACTAAACCTTAACGAAAAGGAAATGACAATTCTTGAGCAGGTAATGGATGACGCTCAGAAGATAATGGAACTTCCAGCAGAGGCCCACCGCCCTGATACTGAAGTTAGCAAACTCACCAGAGCCTTTTATGACTCCCTACCTGCTGGGACTTACCTGATGAGGGGGGAGGGAACCCCTAGTTTTAGAGAAATGCCGCATACGGTTCCAGCCGGACGCCAAGCTAGAGAGAATCTATGGAAGAAAAAATTATCGCGCAATGCTGGCAATCTATTTGAGATCACCTACCCTGAATCTGATCTCGCACTAGCACAGAGACCTGAGGGTGATACCAGACTGGATGTCAGTGATAAAGACCCACTCGTAAACTTGGACACATTCAAGGAGTCCCACCGCGCACCTGAGAGAAATAAGGGCGAAGTAAGGGCTGGGATGACACTGTATGAGAAGTTCAAGGAGAATTTTGTAAGCAAGTCTGCCCTCCTAGATGTGTTTCAGAGGATGGTATTCAAGGTCAACAACATCGCTGGCAAGACAAGGCTGTCTCTAGGTGAGATGAATGAGCTACAGGCTGGCAGCACGGTGAAGGCTGACCGTAGGACTCAGAAGCTGGAGGACGACATAACGTCAATCATCGGCCAGAGCAGTGAGATAATGGAAACCTTCAACACTGCATCCGTAATACTCAGGACGAAGGATCGCTTAATCAGTGACGCCAAGTCAACCAATGTAAAGAGACTGCGAGAGTTGCTGGATAAGATGGATGACACTAGGAAGGATGGTGGGCTTACGGAGGAGGAGAGGATAGAGCTTGTGTCCCTTCTTGTTAAGTCAAAGAAAGTTGCAGGGTTTGAGAATGTCACCCACATAGAGGCCGCTATGGATGCAATGAACGAGCTGAAGGACGAGGTAAATGATCCTGAGATGCTACGATGGAAGGGTGTGGATGACGCAGGTAAACCCCTAAGGGACTCCCACAATGGAATACTGTTTGAGGGTAAGATCATAGAGGCAACTGAGAAGTACAACGAGCATATGCAAGCCTCCCTGTTTGACCAGCTCGAAGCCGGAGTAATATCACCTCAGACATACAACAGGATTCAATCCTCCACTGATTACTACGTTCCCTTCTATGTCCTTAAATACTTTGAGCGTAACCCTGAGGATACATTCGGTGCGTTCATCGAGGGAGTCAAGGCTGAGTCATTCAAGATTCTACCGCCGATGGATGCCGGACGGTTCAAGCTATACTACAACCAACTCAGGGCTGACCGTAACGTCTACATGAGGAAGCTGGACGACTTCAGGATGGACTTCGATCCGGACGGAAACTTTATCCTCAAGGCCGACACACCTGAAGATGCTGACAGAATTGCCTTAGCTAAGGGGTGGGATAAGGTCAAGATGTATGATAACGGTGAAGTGAAGTATCTCGTGCTGGATAAGGAGGTGGCCAAACTTCTCAACAACTTCGAGCCTGTCAGTATGTCGCATACCTATAATGTGGCCAAGCAACTGGGAGACATATTCAAGCTTGGTGCTACCGGAATCAACTTCTTCTTCCAGCTTGGCAACTTCTTCCTGCTTGATCCTATACGCCTGTTGACCACATCCAAGTCAGGGCTAAGGGCTAGGAATAAAGGCTTCGGCCCCATCGTTCTGGCTCATCAATACTGGAAAGCCTTTGCCGCGTCCATGTGGGCCAACATTACACCCAACTCAATCAGGAATCTGGTAAAGAAAGAGACTGGTTCGGGAGTGTACGAGGACTTGTATGAGGAATTTATTAACAGTGGTGCAGCCGGATCAACCATAGCTGAATACTTCGGGAAGGTGTCGGGAGTTAAAGACCCATTGTCAGCACATAGCGGGAGCCGTAGAAATCCACTGGTATGGGTCACGGCAAAGCTCTCACAACCGGGAAAAGTTCTGGAGCAAACTGCCAAGATGGTGGGGCTGCAACGCATGAAGATATTTGAGGGTATAGATGAGCTGGCTGATAAGGTTGACAAGGCCAAAGCTGGCCCCAAGAAGATTGCATTGCAGAAGGAGCTGGAAGAGAAGATGGACGCCATTGCGGTGGAGATTCGGAACTACGCTGGCTCACCTGACTTCATACGGAAGGGTAAAATCACGGAGCACGAGGCACTTAATGTCCTCTTTATGTTCTTCAATGCCAGAGTTCAGGGCGTAGAGAGGGACATGACTAGACTGTTCAAGATGTTCGGCAAGGACGGTCAGGACAGGAAACTAGCCCTCACCACGGCACTGAAACTTTCATCCTTCGCTGCCCTGCCTACCATGATGGCTTGGTCTATGAATCGCAGGGACAAGGATCGCGAGGAGGACTACGATGAACTGAGCGAGAGGGACAAGAAGCATTACATCCATATACCTCTGGGAGAGAAGTTTAAGCATCCCTACATAGAGGGCAAGATGGTTGCAGACTATATACGCATACCTCGCAGGGAATCCATTGGTCTATTCTCTTACACACTGGAGAAGGGGCTGGACTGGCTGTACGAGAAAGACCCAGATGCAGTTGGTGAGATGGTCAGCTATTGGGTCGAGTCAACTATGCCCGTTAATGTCGAGGGAGTTCTTGAAGGGGAAGGGATGATGGCTGCGGAAAGCATAATGTCCAGCATGAACCCAGCCGCTAAGGTGCTGCCGGAGATACTTGCCAACAGGAACTTCTACCGCCACAAACCAATCGTTCCGCCGTCCTACGAGAAGGCTCCCGCTGAACACAGATACTTTGCCACCACTCCGGACATCTACAAGATGCTGCATAACGCAACAACAGCACTAGACCCGCTGCGGATTAAGCACCTTGTCGAGACCTTAACGGCTGGTGGTATAACGCAGTTCCTTCCGCCCAAGGATGTCGGTGAAGGTGGCATGGGAAGGGCAATAGCATCCACCCGCCTTATCTCCAGACTAGCCAGAAGTACATTCTTGGAAGAGACGGACTTGGATAAGATACTGAATGATGAACAGCCTCAGGAAGCTGCCGAGAGATTGATAAGGCGAAGGGCTGTGGATGAGTTCATGGAAATGACAGAGGGGATGTCCTTGCAGGATAAGGTGAGGCACATACAGCCGCCCAAGAACAATGCCAGTAAGCTGCTGAATGATTTGATTATACGAAGGTTGCGTGAACAGGCGTTGGGTCTTGAGCCGGATGAGATGAGATTGAAGAATTCGCCTGTCAGCGTGAGGTCTAATGTAATTATTAGAGAGATGCAAGGTAGGTCTCCGGCACAAGTAAAGGTCTACCTGACAGACCTCGCTAGTAAAAAGATAATCACTCAGGACGTAGCCAACGACATTTACATGAAGCTACGCGCCCGTGGTGAGAGTATCCAAGACTACTTACGAGAGCCTGTCAGGTAGGTTGTTTAGTTTCTATACTTCAGGGTCGAGGTTCTTAATCTTACCCCCGATCTCCCTTATTTTCTGTGATATTGCTATCCTTTCGTCTTTCTTCTCTGCCCCTCCCCATTCTCTGAGTTGGTTCAGTTCGTCCTGTAAGGATTTCTTGTGGGTTTCAAGTGCCCATAGTTTACCAGCGTAGGATGTTTTCTTGCCTTCCATCTTACCAGCGACACCTTCCTTCGGCGGGAATATACCCTGCCAACCTTTAGTTATCGTCTGGTTAATCGCGGCAATACCTTGATCCACGCCTCCCCATGAGACTATCTCTCCCCACAGTTTGCTTACTGACATGGGCTTGAGCTTCTTCCAGCCGTTCTGTCTCCTGTACTTCTCGTACTCTTCCCAAGCTATTCTGAATTCCGTCGTGTCCAGAGGGTCAGGTAGTTCAGGCGTATCGTACTCATCAGTCCGTGCCTTCCAATACTCAACTCTCTTTCTCGCGGCATCCTCCACCTTGGTGTTGACAGATTGCCATTTGTCCCAGCCCTTGATTTCGCCGTTAGCGTTCATCCATTGAACCTCGTTACGAAGCCTATCGACTATCGCATCGAACCGTTCAACGTCTATGCCGAGGTCTCCGGCAACTCCTTCCTTCTCGATAGGGGATAACTCCCTCAGGTCAGGTCGGGTACGCTTCCAGCAGTCTGATTTGATCCACTCCCATACGGCGCAACTAGCACTGTCACGCTTCTGTAGGTAGATCATCTCCTTGTCGTCCATCATGTAGACCGAGTTCCTGTACCATACGTTCGGGGTTGTTCTCATACTCGTCGTACTTTCTCTCTATACGAGCGTGCAGTTTTCTGAACTCCCTGAACGCTGTTTCGTTACCCTGTTGTCTTGATCGGACTTTCTTTAGACCATTCAGTATAGTACCGTGGTCTCGCCCAAACAGTCTGCCTACTTTTGCGATTGAGCAATTTGGCGTCTTCTGTTTGGTTATGTAATACACAATGAATCGGATGTCACATATATCCGGCACTCTGCTTCGGCCAACTATGCAGCCTTGGCTAACTCCGGACACAGCCGATGCGGCGTTAACCACACGATCTATGACACCCTTTTCATCCTTGGTGGGGTAGAACTTTGGAGCCTCGTCTCCCCATTTGTGTTTAGCATACGACTCCCAATGTTTAGCCCTCGCCATGATTAGAACTTAGGCTGGTCTATTTCTTCTGAAGGGACATCGCCTTTCCATTTCTCTTTGATCTGGAACGACATATACTTGTCTCCAGTCTTCAGTCTTGCGCTATCCTTGGTGGCTATCTTTATCCAAGACGCCACTTCACCCTCAACTTCAACTCCAGCGGTTATTACCGTCGCTGGGCCTGTATAGTCAGGGCGTTTCTTGTTCTCGTCCGAGTCGTCGTTATCAATTTTGCGATCATTCTTCATCAGAACACCGCTTGCTAGTTTTGTTTGTGCCATATGGCTTATTTATCCTTTCTCCAGTATCTAACCGGATGACCCTCCTTGGTTACTGAAGAGATACGGTGGGTCAGTTCCTTATCTGCTTCTTCTTCGCTGACTCCTTCATGTTCAGCAAATTGCTTCTTTAACTTTGGGTACGATATTGTGCAAGCCTTAACGAATTGCTCCGATGGTAGACCTGAGTGTATCAATGCCCCTGTTATATCAGTGATAGTCTTCTTACCCTTTCGAGTAGTCTTGGAGTATCCCTGAATCTCATTAAAGTCGCCACACTTGGACTTGACTGCCTTGGCCCAGCACTCAACGGCATCCGCAACCTCTCGGTATTGGCCCATGATTACTGGATCATCTATCGCAGCTATGTCGTACTTCGTTACCATATCCAGCTTCTCAGCTATAGTGAGGGACATGGTGTTTAGTGCAGTGCAGCTTCCCTTCCTCGCGCACCAGTTACAATACTCGCTGGTGTACGGTGATCTTGTAGGGTCATTAACGGAGTCTATTATCTTGTAGGATAACTCTTCCGCCTCCTCCCTAGTGAGTGTGAACTTGTCAACCTTATTGAACGCGGAATAGAACAAGTGAACCTCTATCCTGTCGATGTTGTCCCTCTGGCATATTGCAGCCACATAGACCGCCATCTGGGGTACATAGTTTCTCCGTTCTCTCCCTGTCTTTAGGTCGAACAGGTGTCCCTCACAGTAGGCGTCAAAGGTTCCGAATGTTACCTCCTCGTCGTCCCTGTAGAGAGTCACCTCCTGTTCCGTCTCTATCTTCTTGCCGTTCGCCACTGTCCTTATGTAGTCAGCAGCTAAGACGGCCTCCTTGTCATATTTCATGTGATGTTAGTATTTCATGTAGCTGTTCGTGCAGTTTATTTCCCCTGTCTAGTGCCTCGCTATTGCCTCCGCTTCCGGACTTGTAGCATGGACACGTTTTGAAGGCCGGAAATGAGGAAGGTGAGAGATCAGGATGATGCCTTGTCTCTGCCAGATTCCTCTTCTCCGGTTCGCTCCCGAATGTCTTTGTCGTCATTATTCCCATATCTTTTCCTGTGCCATTTGTTGTACGCCCTGTTGAACTCCTTGCACTCCTTGATAGTGGGGGGCCGATCAATGTTGTCCCCCTTCTTATTGACCGACCCCCTTCCCATTGCGCCTAACTCCCGTTGGTAGCCTTTGCAATTAGGTCGCTGGGTCTCTTAACGATTTCAGCAGCAGTCTTCTCATCCACATCCCTGAATGTCTGCTTCTGCTTAATCACGTTATTGTTTATTAGGAAGTTGTTGACAGACTCCTCGTGGTCTCCAATCAATTCCTCTAGTCTCTGGATCAATGAGTCGGCAGCAGTGAAGTTGCTCCTTCCCTCCGTGATTTCACCATCGTCGTCATTGTCACCTGTCCCAAGCGCGAGGATGCTCTCTAAGCCCCTCCGTCTGGCATAGGTATGCTCACTACCCAGTGCTTGTTGTCCCTTACGCTCAGGAACCATCGGCCAATAGCCCTTCAACCATTCGCCTGTCTTCTCGTGCATGAGCACAGTCACCAGCCATAGCGTTCCCTTGTGGGGTTTCGTTAGCTGAGTTAGAGCAAGCCCGTACTTGGACAGCAATGGGTATGTTGCTCTGACTATCTCCCTCACCTCGCAGAACTTATTCTTGAAGTGTGGGTTATAGCCTGTTTGCTTGATGAGTGGTAGTTCACCTTGCAGCTTGGACAATGCCCCTGCTACTCCGGCTATACTATCACTGTGTAATGGCCAATCATTAGGTATTGCTACCTCGACTGACCCCTCTCTGGTTTCTTGTTGTTCTTCTTTCATTTCTCTGTTTCCTTGAGGACTATATCGCCTCTTAGAATCTGGAGGAAGGTATCGGCGTTCAATGTGATTAGCCAATCCTCCCGTGATCTTTTATGTGCAACCGCTGGCATACTGTCTCCGCAGTCACGGATAGCCTGAGCCATTGCGTTGCCTAAATTTAGTTTCTCCACGAACTTGACCTCGAAGTGTATGGGTAGGTTGCAGATGACATCGGGTGCTTCCTGACCTCCGGCTCCCCGCCCTGCATTTTGACACCCCCTGATTGCCTCGTATCCGTGAGACCTCAGGACGTCCCTCCACATTCGCTCTCCTCTAGCTCCCTTCTGTCTCGAATTCATCATCAACCTCCGCAGCGTGAATCAGTTCCTCTAGCACTTGGGTCATTGTCTTTCCCGTACCCTTGGCCAGCTCTCGCAGTCTCTCTATGGTAGCACCCGAAAACCTGTACGTCCTCATGGTCTTACCATCCTTGTAGCTTGGTAGCTTCTTAACTCTCACGGCGGGATCATACATACACCAGTATATACGAGTCAATGATTACTCTTCACCCATTAAGGTCTTACCTATGGATGGATGCCTGTGTATCTTGTTGTGTATCCGAACCCTGAAGTCGCTCTCAAGCTCGTCAATGAAGCTCTCGGCCACTCTCGTAAACCTGCCTCCTCTCGTCCTCTTGGCTACTTCCTTTATATATTTCTTTGTCTTGCTCCTGCTTATTAGTTGATCCATTTTAGTTCTCCTTTACGTTTTCAAACTCCGACTGTGCGAACTCAGGGAATGTCATCGGGCAACACTCATCCAGTGATCCCTCTTCTATGTCCTCCAAGTACATCTTATGCAGAGTTTCTAATGCTCTCCTCTTCCTGTCCCAGAACGGGCTTCTCTCCAATATGCCGTGCCTGATACTGTTGGCAAATACTGCTCCCATTCCCTTACCTCATTTCCCTTTTGACAATACCTTCCAGTATCATCGCGTTCTTTATTGTTGATCGTGGGCACTTGGTAATGTCGCCTTCATACTTAACAAAGTAGTTCTCGAATCCCAAGTTCCAAACGCACCATAGCTCACATATCATAGGCTCCCTACCCTTTCTGCCGAGGAACCTGCCCCGCAATATCTCAAGGTAGTCATGTGCATATGCGCGAGATACGTGCTCCTTCCAGACATCAGTGTATGAGTGTTGAAGTAGCTTGTACCTTGCCCTTGTTATGTTGACATCCTTCCAAGCTATTGCCTTGAACTGCCACTGCCCTCTCGACGTTCCGTAGTCTCCGGTGCAGCACTTGCCTATGTGTTGTTTCCTTGGACACGCTTCCACCTGACGGATGGCTTCAACCAACTCCCAAGTCACATTGCTGTGGCGTAGTTGTCCCGATGCCGACATTCCCAGCATCATTGATAATATGTAAAGGGGTTTAATTGACGTAATTAATTCCACTATTAGTTTCTTCATTTGTATCTCCTCCTTTTCTTTGGCCAATCATTGAAATGCCGCTCCAGTCTGGCCTTTAACTGCTCGGCATTTTCCTCGGATGTAAACGGCCCCCAGTTCTCTATCTCCGGAGGCAGCGTACCTTTCAGTAGTCTCGGCCCAACGGCGTTACCCATAGCTGTGACTACACTGAACATTGGAATCTCTTCTATCTCTCCCATGAACTTAGTCTCAAACGGCTTGCTTGTGATGTTCAAGGGGAGTACCCAGTTAGTTTGCATAATAAGTTTCTGTTGATTATACTCGCTGAAGTCGTATTGATTCTTTCGCGACTCCTCGTCGTCTAGCCTCCTTGGCTGCGGGGAGGCAGGGTAAATGGTATCTACAACCCCCTGCCTCCCCTATTCTCTCTCATCCTAGAACAGAGGGAATTGTTCCGCCTCGGCAATCGCGTCCTGCGTGACAACCAGAGGGTTAACTTCCTTCTTTGTCCTGTTGCGGGTTATGGGTGGAGCTTCGCAGGTCAGCCTCAATGATTCCTTGCTGTACCTGTCGCGCCCGACGAATGCAATCAGGTCATTGAATGCCTTCCGCCCCTTCTGTGCAGCATACAACCTGCTCTTGCACGTATGGGTGAGGTGTTGCGTGATGCAGTTGAACAGGTCTCCGACTTTGGCATTGCTGTATGCGGAACCTATCTGCGGCTTCTTCCAGCGTTGCCCGTCCAGCTCTATGCTGTCGAATCCCGGCTCCGGTCTGTCCCATGCTGCCTGTGCTGGCCTCCTGTCGTCAGTGTATCCACGCCACTGGTAGGGTTGCTTCCATAGTGACAGGATGTTCTCCTTATCTTTCTTCTGGAAGCCCATGTTGGTTATCATGTTAAGCCCCTCGTAGTGGTTGATTGCGGTGTCATTCATATCGACAAACAGAGTGCCGTATTGCCTGACGCCTTCCTTGAACACATCCAGTGACTCATTGATCCTCTGAACAAGCATCTGTATGTCGATGTACTTTGTGTGCTTGAACTTGGACTTCTTAACTGTGTCCTCCTTGACCCATCCGTTAAGACAAGCCACTCTCTCGATGCCTGTCCTCTGCGTGATGGCCCAACCACCGTCATGGCTTGAGTCAATCTCAAAGAAGAAGCTAAGTGCATCTCCAGTTACTATCTCCTTCTGCTGGAACGTAGGGATACGCCACTTCATCGTAGCTCTGCCTCCCATTGCACCCTCTAGGGTTATAGGACTCCTTGCTCCAGTCTCATTGTCTATTACCTCACCACCAGTCTCTACTCCGCACTGACTTGACTGGTATAGAGTTGATGAGAAGTCGATCTGCTCTTTTCCCACACCCAGATCACTGATTAGTATGGCGTTGTCAGTAACCTCCTTCATGTCAGCATACTGTACGTGGCCATAGTTCAGGCTGTGGATGCCAAGGAGTTCACCAGTAGCCTCACTGTAGATGCCTCTTCTGCCACCCACTGTTCTACCGTTCTCGTCTTTGATTTTACCGACTCTGGTTCTGACGTTGTAAGCATCAGGCCCACTCTCGGTCTTTATCTTTCTCTTCATTATTGGTTTCTTTCTCTGGTTAATTACCCGCCACTATGACAGGCAAAGTTTCTTAAAAATGGTTTTCATACACCGATACACGGCTGAAAGTTTCTTAAAATGTGGTGTTTTCTCCTTCGCGCAATTGCCCTGATTTAAGAAATTTCTTTGGCTTGGGTTCCTTCTTGGGCATCGCAGCCAGAGCCTCCATGTAGTGCTCACGGTCACGGTCATCCTTTGTCTGTTCTCGCATATCGGACGGCCAGAATGATTCAGGTTTACTCATTGGCTAACTCCTTTCTCCTTCTCTCTATGTTCCTTCTTCTATAGGTTTCCTTCTTGGCAGCACGGCACAGGTCGTCCTTTTTGTGGCTCATGTACTCTCGGAGCATTGAGTCCGGCGATAGTGCCACGCTAACCCTGACTAACTCCTTATCGCTCTTGACCCGACCCTTTCCAGCATAGAGCACACTCTCTACGTCCATCAGCCACCACTTATCGTCTTCCACTCCGACTAGCTTAATCGCCTCTCTACCAATCAGTTCAGGCCAAGCCGCCTCCATCTCCAGCCTCCTGATTAGCTGCTTCATTAACTCAAGTTGCTCCTCCTTCTTGGCTAGTATTTTCCTTGCCTTTTCTAATGCTTCACTTGGATTGTATTTCATTTCATTTCCTTTCTGAACATTGCGATTTCCTTTGCTGTTTCGTCGTAGTACCCGCCATACCCACAGCTAGGGCAAGCAGGGACAGTTGGTTTAGTATCTATGTAATCGAACCGAGAGTGAACCTCCAGTATCTCACCCTTCAGGATTGCCTGTTTTATTAACACGTCATCCACAGAGAACCGGAACTCTACGCGCCCATCCTTGTGTTCCCTTCGTGTTGTCTTGTGAGTGAGCAGCTTATGAGAATTCTTTGATGAATCCCCCACCCTTA